ATCTTTTTTTCACACGCGCAACGGCGCATCGGATCACTAACGGGGGTTTGTGATGTCAACTAAGACGCGGCCGGCGCCGCCGACTAATGCGAAGTCGCTTGAGCAGCATTTGCGCGATGGCACGTTTGTTCCGTCACGGCATCAGCATCTTCTTGAGGCTGTTGATGGCACTGTTGCTCAGTGGCAGGCCAGGTCGGTTCGTCAGGGCGGGAAGATGTTGCCTGCTGAGCATTTTGAGGCTTGGTGCCGTCAGTACATCAAGCACACTGTGGGGCGTTGGTTTGGGGAGCCGTTTACGCTCGAGCCGTGGCAGCGTACCCTTGTTGCTGAGCTTCTTGCTGTTGATAAGAATGGCCGCCGTAAGACTCGTCAGGCCCTTGTTGGGTTGCCGCGTAAGAATGGCAAGTCGAGCTTGTTGTCTGCGTTGGCTTTGTATTTTGCTTCGATTGAGGGTGAGCATGCCCCTGACGTGATTGTTGCTGCTGGTTCGCGTGACCAGGCTGCGGTTGTGTTTGATCAGGCCAGGGCGTTTGCTGGATCTGATCCGATTATTGATTTGTGGTTCGATCAGCAGCGTTTCGTCATGAAATGCGCTGAATCTGACGGTTTGATTCGCCGGATTGCTGCGGATGGCAAGTTGCAGCACGGATTGAACCCTTCGACGGTGATTGTGGATGAGCTGCACAGTTTCAGCACGCCGAGGCAGGTTGAGTTGTGGGCTGCGATGCAAACGGCAACAGGGGCCCGTGAGCTTCCGTTCACTTGCAGCATCACTACTGCTGGGTATGACAAGACAACGATTCTTGGGCAGCTTTATAAGGCGGCGATCGACTTGCCGCAGCTCGAGGCCCGCGAAGACGGCTCGCTCTTGGTTGCCCGTGATGATGATTCCGGCTTTCTCTTCTGGTGGTACAACGTCGCTGAGGGCACCGACATTGAAGACGAGGCTGCGTGGATGCGCGCTAATCCTGCGTCTTGGGTTACGGCAGACACTCTTCGCCAGCAGCTCGAGTCTCCGAGCATGGATGAGAACACCTTCAGGCGCCTCCATCTTAATCAGTGGACTGTGACGCGCACCGCCTGGCTGCCCGCTGGCTGCTGGGACGGCATGCTTGACGCAACAGCAACACCTGAGCTCGGCCAAACGATCTATGTGGGCGTTGACGTTGGCTTGGTTCACGATTGCACGGCCGTGTCGATCGCGTGGGTGCGTGACAACACGGTGTGCGTTCAATCGCATGTTTTTAGTGCTGTCGCTGATGTGCCGGCGCATGAGTATTACGACACGGGCCGCATTGACCTTGAAGACGTTGAAAGCTACATTCGTGAGCTCGCAGACAAGTACCACATTGCCGAGCTGGTCTTCGACCCTAGATTCTTTGAACGCTCGGCGCAGTCGCTAAGCGCTGAGGGCCTTACGGTCGCACCGCTGCACCAATCAAGCGCAGCGATGTCTGACGCTTACCAAGAGTTTTACGCTAGCGCGCGTGAAGGCCGAATTAGGCATGACGGCGATCCCGTCCTAGCTGAGCACGTTGCCGCGACCGCAGCGAAGCAAACACCGCGCGGTTGGAAGATCAGCAAGATTGACCAGTCTAAGCGTATTGACGCTTGTGTCGCGACCGTGATGGCTCACTGGCGTGCGTGGCGCTCCGTGGCTGAGGGCGGCGATGAGGGCTTTCTGCTGTGAAAATCGTTTGCTGTTTGTCTTGGTATGACGAGAGCCCTGCGTGGCTTGCCACTGTCGTTGCTGCAGCTGCTAGGGCTGGTTGCAATCACATCGTTGCCGTAGATGGGCCTTATGCTTTGTTGACGGCTACGGGTCGCAGTAGTGGCGTGCTGCAGCAGGACGCTGTTACGCATGCCGCACACGTTGCTGGTATCGGCTTGACGCTGCATGTGCCTGACTCACCTTTCGGGGGCAATGAGGTTCAGAAACGCAGTTTGATGTTTCGATTGGCTGAGCAGATCACAACCGAGAATGATTGGCTGTGGGTGCTTGACGCTGACTGCTTCGTAACGAAAGCCGTTGATCTTCGTCGCCGGCTAGAACAAACCGACTTGAATGCGGCTGAAGTAATGGTTTGCAATAGCAGTGATCCGCAAGTCATCAAGGTAAGTCAACACAAGCAGCCAATTAGGTTGCTTTACAGGGCTATGCGGGGTCTTCAGGTTGCGGGCGCACACTACTTCTACCGCTACCCCGTCGATGATGGGTACAGCTACCTTTGGGGCCAGCCGCCGCTCGAGCCCGCACTTGCGTTGCATGATGTTGAGGTTGAGCACTGGACCGAGCAGCGCGATGAGCTGCGTCAGGCTGAGCAGCAGGCTTACTACCACCGCCGTAGCGAAGTTGGTGCTGAACGCTTGCATGAAACTTGGGTTGAAGGCGTTGACGGGCAACCAGTCAAATTACGGGGGTAACGCATGCCAGTTTGGTGCTTGAAGATTGCGTGGCGCATTCGGGGTCGCCGGTTGGTGCGTATTCATCAGCGCGACGGGTTGCCGAGTGTTGAGGGCGTCCTTGTTGGTGTTGCTGCTAAGCGATACATCGTTTTGAGTGCCGTGATGCTTGGGGATGGTGGCGCGACTGAGTTGGCGGGCCATGTTGAGATTCCGAAGGAGAACGTGATGCTTGTGCAGGTACTACCGTGAGATTGTTGAATCGTGCTGGGCGTGACGTGAGCATCAGAACGTTTGGTGTTGATACGAGCGTGGCGCCAGGACCAACTGACATTGGTTCGCAGCGTGTTGACGCTTCGCCTGTGCAAAGCATTGGGCTACCGGCTGTCATGGCCGCTGTGCGTCTCGTTGCTGATTCCATCGCTGCTATGCCCGTCAAGGTTTACGATCGTGCTGGCGCGCTCGATCGCCAACTAGCTGACACAACGCAGCAATACAAGCTGCTGCACAGCAGCCCAAACCTTGAGCAGTCTGCGTTTGAGTTCATTCAAGACGTTGTTTCAAGCGTTGAGTGCTTTGGTAACGCTTTTGTGCTGAAGACGATTGCGCAGGGGCAGGTGCAAGAGCTTCGTGTCCTTTCGGCTAGTCGCGTGACGGTTAAGGCTGACCCTAAGGGGCAGCTGACGTTTGAGATTCAGGACGGCGCTGACACGAAGACCCTTACGAATCGTGAGATTTTGCATGTTCGCGGTCTTGCTCCGTTTGGTGGCGCGTCCGGCGTGAGCCCATTGACGTTGCATCGTTCAACGCTGGGTAACAGTGTGGCGGTGCAATCATTCGCGGGCCGCTACTTCGCTAACGATGCGACACCTGGCCTCGTTTTGAAGATGCCACAGAACTTGAATGCTCAACAGGCCGAAGAAATTGGTAATCAGTGGAATCAAGCGCACCGCGGGCTAGTTAACGCTCGTAAGACGGCTGTGCTTGGTGGTGGCGCTGATCTGCAGGTGTTGCCGGTGAGCATGGTTGACGCGCAGTTTGCTGAGATGGCAAAGCTCGGTATTGAGGACGTTGCACGCATCTTTGGCGTGCCCGCCGAACTAATTACTGGCGCGCCTGTCACTGATCCGCAAAAAACGGCTGAGCACTTCCTAAAGTTTTGCTTGGCGCCGCGGCTTCGTCGCATCGAGGCAGCTTTCGCCCGCGATACTGACCTGTTCCCTGAGCAGCTGACGCTTTACCCAGAGTTCAACGCTGACGCACTCTTGCGGCCGGCGACACGCGAACGCTACGAAGCGTATCGCGCCGCACGTCAGGCCGGTTGGCTGAGCCCTAACGAGATCAGGGCCCTTGAGAATTATCCGCCGACGCCTGGTGGCGAAGAAATCCAAATGACACCTGTTGGCGGCGCACCTAACCCAACCGATGGCTGACCTAACACCGAATGCTGGGATGGCGGCAGCTGCGCAGCAAGGACTTGACTGGCGCGCCGAGGGCTTAGGTGGCGACGGACTTGTTGAAGCAACAATTACTGACGCTAGAAAAATGGCGAACCGTGAGCCACTTTCGGAATCCAAGGTGCGGCGTATGCCCGCTTGGTTTGCTCGACACGCAGTTGACTTGGAGGCACCACAAAATGATCCTGACAACGAAAACTATCCTGGCGCCGGCCGTGTGGCGTGGCAACTTTGGGGCGGCGATGCTGGCCGCAGTTGGGCGGATGTAAAGGTGCGTCAACTAGACGAAGAACAACGCAACATGCACTACGGCAACGATCACATCATTGCTGAAATCGACGGCACGTTGCTAGACGGCACTGAGCCGATCGTAAAGACCATCAACTTCATTAACGCGCGTCCCGAGCCGGTGTGCATCGTGTCGGGCCGCATGGAAGCCGAGCGCGCTGACACCGTTGCCGCCCTCGAAGCTGCCGGCGTTAATTACTACGAGCTGTACTTGAATGACACCGAGGCAGGCACAATCGAGTTCAAAACACGCATGGCTGAAGCACTAATGGCTGAGTACAACATTGTGCTTGCTGTTGACAATGATGAGGCAGCTCGAGCGGCGTATCAGTCGCTTGGTATTGAAACTTTGGCGCCTGATGACATTCCCGACGCTGCGGGGGCAGCTGAAGAAGAAGAAGAGGATGCAATGAACCCGTTTAGACACACCGCCCCCGTAAAACTTGAGGTTAGGGAATCAGCAATGGGTGCTGAGTACCTAACGGTTAGTGGTTACGCAGCCGTTTTTGATCAAATGAGCCATGACCTTGGCGGTTTCCGTGAGATCATTCAGCCAGGCGCGTTTGCTGACGTGCTGAGCGCGCAGCCTGACGTGCACCTCGTGATTGGTCACAACATGGACTTGCCGTTGGCGCGTACTCGTAACGGCACATTGGAGCTTGGTGAGGACATTCGCGGCCTAAAGATGTGGGCTCGTATCGACTCGCGTTTGAGCTACGCGAAGGACTTGGCTGTGCAGCTGAAGTCTGGCCTTGTTGATCAAATGAGTTTCGCTTTTACGATCCCTGAGGGCGGCGATACGTGGAGCGTTGATGACTCGGGCGCCGTTACGCGCACCGTCAACCGCATTGATGGCTTGTATGACGTGAGTGTTGTGGCCGCTGGTGCGTATCCGCAAACTGACGTTAAGGCTGTTCGCGCACTGTTGCGTGCCGCGGCTGACAAGGGCCTCATTCCTAACAATCTTTTGGACACTTCGCAGCCGGAAACGGTTGGGGGTGATTCCGTCGAGCAGCATGCTGGCGGGACCGTCGAACCAGATGTTGGCGGTCGGCAGGCTATCCAAAACCTGCAAGCAGCTAAAGCAAAAGCTAAAGCTGCCGTACATTCGCACATGAAAGGACTCTAATGAGTTCGATGGATGAACTAACTCGCGCGCACAATGTTGCCGTTGAGGAAATGCATGCCGCTGCTGCGGCTATTGAGACTGCTGACGAATCAGCCGATCTCGACGCCCTTCAGGGTGAGTTTGATGGCAAGCTCGAAGTTGCTGAGCGCGCCGCTGGTGCTGTTGAGCAGCGTCAGGCTGTAATTGAGGCCCGTGAGTCACTATCGGTTAAGCCGGTTGCTGACGTCAAGGTTGAAGTTATTAGCAACGAGCAGGTTTACCGGCCCGATCGCCCAGAGCGCTCGTACTTCCGCGACCTGTACCTGTCAAAAACGAAGGGTGATCGTGAAGCAACTGATCGCCTTCAAGGCCATGCACTGGCAACACGTGACATCAACACCACTGACACAAGTGGTGGCGATTTCGTGCCGCCAGCGTACCTAGTCAATGAGTACATTGCTAAGGCACGTGCCGGCCGCGTTACTGCTGATCTTTGTTCGAAGTTTGCTCTGCCTGGTGGCACCGACTCGATCAACTTCCCAGCAATCACGACTGGTACCGCTAACGCGGCTCAGGCATCGCAGAACAGTGCGCTGCAGGAAACTAACCTGGTAACGGCAACCGTCACGGCTCCGGTCACGACGATTGGTGGTATTCAGGATGTTTCGGTTCAGCTCGTAGAGCAGAGCCCGATTGCGTTCGATCAGGTTATTTTCGCTGATCTTGCCGCATCGCATGCGCAGGCTGTTGGTAACGCTGTCATTAACGGCACCGGCTCATCGGGAACCCTTGAAGGGTTTGTGAACGCTGACACCGTTAACACGATCACGTACACCGAGGCAAGCCCTACGGCTGCTAAGACGGTTGCGAAGATCGCTGACGGCATTCAGCAGGTTGCATCAGCTCGCTTCCTGCCTGCCGATGGAATCGTCATGCATCCAAGGCGCTGGTATGCCTTGACTAGTGGTGTTGATGGCGCACAGCGTCCTCTCGTTGTTCCTACCGCTCAGGCGCAGAACACGTTTGGTACTGCTGATGGTGTTGCCGCTGAAGGTGCGGTTGGCAACATTCTCGGTCTGCCTGTGTACCTTGATCCGAACATCGCCGTTAACTCGGGCGCTGGCACGAATCAGGACATCATCATCATTTCGCGTTTCGCTGACGCTTACCTTTTCGAAGGTACGCCGAAGGCTGAAGTATTCCGCGAAACCCTCTCGGCTGAAGCGACTGTTCGTTTCCGCCTTTACAACTTCGTTGCGTTCACTGCTGAGCGCTACGTCGGTGTAAACACCTCGATCGTGTCCGGTACGGGCCTGGTCACACCTACTTTCGCTTAGTCGATTGTAGGACTGCGGCGCCCTGATTGCCACTACGTGGCGTGGGCTTAGGCAGGGGTTTGATTCCCTTGCCGCCGCTTGAAACATTGATTTAAGGAGTTAGGTATGAGCCAGATTGCTTCCCTTATTCGTGAACGCGCTGGCCTTGAGGCCCGTGGACTCGTTGACCGCGTTAAGCAAATTGATGAGCAGCTGCGAGCGTTTGGCGCTAAGGGTGTTACGCCTGCGAAGCGTGCTGAGCAGCGTGTGCCTAACAAGGCGCGTAAGTAATGGCCGCGGGTGACCTATGTTCGCTTGCTGAGGCCAGGGCGTTTCTTGAGCTGCCTGTTGCTGACACGGCGCGTGACAGTTTGATTACTACGACGATTGCTGCGGTCAGTAAAGCTATTCAGCAGTACACGCAACGCGAGCTTTACCCATCCGGCACGGCTACGCGCGTGTTTAAACTGCCGCTCGGGCAGTACACGTTGTCGCTTGTTCCTTTTGATCTTCGCTCGGTTACGTCAGTGACGTTTCATGCTGACGAAACGGGCCTTGTTCTTGCTGCCGCTGATTATCAAACTCAACCCGTAACGAATCATGACGGCATGTTTTCAGCAGTTCAGTTCAGTAATCAGGAAGCCAACCTGTGGAACAGCGACTCAGCCAGGTACTTTGGTTACTCGAGGGTGACGATCGTTGGCACGTGGGGGCCAGTTGCGATTCCTGTTGACGTGAAGCAGGCTTGCGTCGTGTCGGTTGCCGCAGCTATGCGCAGGGATGTTGTGAACCTCGATCTTGGTGATGTGCTGAGTGATCCGCGGGAGCTTGGGCCTGATCGCCCAACGAACTACGCTCTGCCGGCCGCCGCGCTCAGGTTGCTGAGCCCTTACCGCCGTGTTGGGCTGTTGTGACCACTGCGACGTATAAGAGCACTGCGCCAGCGTTCAAAGCAGCCCTCTACACCGCCCTGGCCGCTAACACTGACCTAGCTGATGTAACGGTGTCTTATGGCGCACCAATCACGGGGCCACGCGAGTTCATTGCCCTCAGCGACATTAGTGGGTCGCAAGAGTTCGCAGCATTAGGGAAGCTAACGAAAGAGGAAACGTACACGCTGGACGTTTACGTGAGCGTTGTTCGTGAGGGCAATCAGCAGCAGCAATGCACTGAGCGATGCTTCGCTATTGCCGCTGAGCTTGAGGACTACCTACGCGCGAATCCTACGGTCAATAACACGGTGCGTATCGCGCAGCTCAGCACACCTTTTACGCTCGAGGAATTTGCGGGCGACACGGCAAGGCAATCAATTCTCACGCTTGGCGTTGAGGCAGCAGCGAGGATCTAATGAAACTTAAATACGTTGGGCCGCAGTCACAAATCTACATTCCGCATCATGACGTGGAGTTCGAAGTTGAGCGCGACGGTGTTGTTGACGTGCCCGCCGAGCTTGCAACAGAGCTACTAAAGCGACCTGACTTTGAGGCCGCGCAACCAAAGAAAAAGGCCGTGAAGGCCACTAAGGAGACTAAGTAATGGCTATCAGGTCAGGACTCGCAGCACAAATTGGCATTGGTGTTGAATCAACGGTCGGTACCGCTGCAACGCCAACTCGTTTTTATGAGTTCAATGATGAGTCGATTGCAATGACGATCGAGCGCATTGAATCTGAGGGACTTCGCACAGGCAATCGTGTTCTTCGTAGCGATCGTTACGCGTCAGGTCAGAAAGCTATTGAGGGTTCGTTCTCGATGGACATGACCGCTGATAACACGGCGATCTTGTTTAAGCACGCTCTTGGTGCTGTTGCAACGTCGGGAACGTATCTGCACACGTGCACGATGAGCGATCCGTTTGGGCTCGGCTTGACAATCGAGGTTGGTCGGCCAGGTAACGATGGAACGGTTCGCGCGTTCACGTATGCCGGCTGCAAGATCAACACGCTTGACCTGTCGGTCAGTGTTGGTGAGCTGCTGAATGCTGAGTTTGGCATCATTGGCACGACCGCCGAAACGATTGGTTCCGTTACCGCAGCTTCGTATGGCTCAGGCCTTGAGTTGCTGCACTTCGCTGGCGCCGCGATTACTGTTGCTGGCACCGCGTATCCGTGTAAGGAATTCAGCTTGTCCGTCAACAACGGTTTGACTGGTGACCGCTTTGTCCTTGGTTCGCAGGTTGCGCAGCAGCCTATTGCTTCAAGCATGGCTGAGGTTACCGGCTCGCTTGTTGCTGAGTTTGTTGACGCAACGGCTTACAACCGTGTTGTGAACGCTACGCACGCAGCGATTGTTGCGACGTTCACTGACTCAACATCGCAGTCAATTACGGTCACTGTTCCTGTTGCCCGCTTTGATGGTGATACACCGTCGGTTGGTGGGCCGGACATCCTTGATCAGACCTTGAACTTCAAGGGCTTGTTCAACGGTACTGATTCGCCTGTGACGATTGCTGTTGCGAATGGTGACAGCGCGCCGTAATGGCAGATCAGTTGGTCACGTTTACTGATTACGCGAAGGTGCGTAAGGGCCTGCAGTTGATTGGTACTGGCTTGAATAAGGAGCTAGATAAGGGTCTGAAGGGCGTGGCAAAGCAGGTTGTGACGAAGGGTAAGATGGAAGCTGAGCGCAAAGGCTTGCGTGCTAGCGGCGAACTGATTAGGAAGATTACGCCGAGCGTGACGCAAAAAGGTGTTGCCGTTGTTGCTCGAGCTACCCGCGAGGGCTTTTCTTACCCTGCCGTCTATGAGTACGGCGGTCGCGGGAAGGTTAATGCGACTGGCCCTCGAGCGTTCTTGCGTCCTGGCTTGCAAAAAGCAGGACCGCAGATCGCTCAAGAGTTGCAGGATGTAATTAAGTCAACGGTCAGCAAAGCTGGCTTCAAATAGGGGGTTGAGATGGAAATTAAGTGTCCTGCAGGAACGTTTGCGGTGCCTGATGAGTTTACGTTGCGTGAAATGCGCAGCATTAAGCAGCTCACGGGCTTGTTGCCTGGTCAAATCGAGGAAGCGCTTGATCAGGGCGACCTTGACATTGTGCTCGCGTTGGTGATCGTTAGTGCTGCTCGAGCAGGCAAGGTGTTGACTGAGGAAACCGCGCTTGATTGGACGTTGAGCGAGATTGAGTTTGTTGATGAGCCCGCGGCACCGAAGAAGAAGGTTGCGGACCCTACGAGTGCCTAACTGCTCGTCACTTGTGGACGCCGAGCGTTGCTCGCGTTTATGGGGTTAGGCCGTGGGAAATGGATGACTTGTTGTTGAGTGAGCTGCATGACATGGCTGTTGATTTGAAACGCATCGGGAAGGAACGCAATGGCTAAGTCAATTCAGGCACGTATCGACATTCTTGTTGATGCAGCGAAGGCTCAGGCTGCGTTGAAGCGTGTTACGCGCGAAACTGACAAGTTTAATCGCTCAACCAAGAACGTTAAAGGCAATCCGTTTAGAAGCGTTACGCGCTCCGTTGCTGGACTTGCTGGCGCGTACATTGGCGCCCAGGGCTTAATCACTGTCATTCAAGGTTCGGTTCGTGAGCAGCAGGAAAGCATTAAGGTTGGCCGGCAAACAAACGCGGTGCTCAAGTCAACGAAGGGCGCTGCAGGGTTGACAGCTAAAGCCGTTGGCGATCTTGCTCAGGCGTTGAGTGAGAAGACAGCGGTTGATGATGAGGCCATTCAGTCGGCCGAAAACCTGCTGCTGACGTTCACGAAGATTGGTAAGGACACGTTCCCTGCCGCTACCGCCGCCGTACTTGATTTGAGCGCGGCTACGGGCACGAGCTTGAAGGGCGCAAGCATTCAGGTTGGTAAAGCGTTGCAGGACCCTATTAGGGGCATTACGGCACTAAGGCGTGTTGGTGTGAACTTCAGTGCTGACCAAACCGAGGTCATTAAGAAGCTCGTTGAGACAGGTAAGACGGCTGACGCGCAGAAACTAATTTTGAAGGAGCTTGCAACCGAGTTTGGTGGGTCGGCGGCCGCGCAGGCAACACCACTTGACAGGCTACGTGTCACGTACCAAAACCTGCTCGAGACAATCGGCGGGTACTTGGTGCCTGTGTTGAATCGTGGCGCAATTGCCATAATGGGCTTTGTTGAGGGTCTGCGTGCTGGCACTGGTGTCGGTGGCGTGTTCCGCGACAACATCAAGGGCATTGCCCTCGCGCTTGCTGGTTTGGCTGCTGTGCTTGCTGCCGGTAAGATTGCGGGCTCGTTGACAAGCATTGGGAGCTTGCTTGCCGCCGTGTTTAGCAATCCTTATACTGCTGCGATTGCTGCGGTTGCCATTGGCATTGCTGCCGTTGGTGCAGCGTTCTTTTTGGCATATAAGCGCAGCGCGTCGTTGCAAAGGCTTGTTGCTCAGATTGGTGCGACCGTTGGCCCGATCTTTAAGAGTGTTGGTGACGCGGCGAAGCGTGAGTTGCCAGCGGCGCTTGCTGCCGCGGGCCGTGTTGCCCGCTCAATCTCACGGTTGTTTGTTGCGTTGAAGCCGGTCCTTGTGCCGCTGTTTAAGGCTATTGCGTTTGCGATCGTTGCGTCATTGCGATTGGTTGGGCCGGTTTTGACGTTTGTGTCGCAACGCGTCAACGCGCTTACGGGTGCTTCTCGGGCTTTGCTTGGTGCTGCGCGTTCATCGTTTAAGGGTGTTGGGTCTGCGGCAGGAAGGATGCGTGACGTTGTTGTTTCGGCGTTCAGTGCCGCTAAGGCTGGTGTTGATGCTTTGGTGAATGCGATTTCGCGGGTTGGGTCTGCGCTTGGGAACCTGCCTGGTCTTGCTGCGTTGAAGAAGATTAAGGCTGTTGTGGGTCGGACGCCCGAGAGGTTGAATGTAGGGGCGCAAAATGTGTTGTTGAATCAGGGTGCTGGCTCGTCGGCGGGCGCGTTGAGGGATCAGCAAGCATTGTTGGCTGCGCAAGCAAAAGTAGCGGCTGCGAAGACTAAGAAGGCTAGGGAGAAGGCTGCAAATGAGCTTGCAGCGCTTGAGCGTCGTCTGGCAGCTAAGCAGGCTCGAGCTGCGGCTGGCGAAACTCTTAAGGGTTTCATTGAGGGTATTAGGGACACGATTCGGACGGCTGAGCTTGATCGCATTATGGCGCCGGTTAATGCTGCGCGTGCTGCGAGGGCTGCGCGTGAAACTGGTGTTGCTCGAGGCGGCTTAGGGTCTGCTATTTCGCGGGCTCAGGCTGAGGCTGCTGATCCGCGCGTTCAGGCTAGGTTTCAGCGTGATGCTGCCCGTCTTGATGCTCGTATTGCTCAGGCACGTAAGCAGGGCAACCTTGAAGCGATTGACGCGCTACAAAGCGAAAAGGCTGCCCTTGATGCTCGGTATGGGCCCGCGTATCTTGCTGAGTTGCAGGATCAGCTTGCGCAGCTTAATGAGAATGAAATTGAGGCTAGTAGTGAGGCTGCGGCAACCGCGTTTGCTAACACGTTTGCTGGCGGCATGCAGCGCGCGCTTGACGCATTCATGGCCGGTGGCACGGTCACGGCGTTCTTTGCAAGCCTGACGGCCGCAATGCAAGGGTCGGGCGTTTCAGTTCCTGGGTTGCCTGCGAGCGTTACGGCTGGTGTTGGTGAAGCTGCCGCAATTATTGGTGGCACAACGCAGGCTGGTGCGCCGGTTGCTGGTGGTGGCGGTCCTTCGTTGGCGCAAAGAATTCGTGCGCAGCTGCTTAGTACGAACCCACGACCAGCAAGCAGGCCGCATCTTGCTAGCGATTACGGAAAAATGTTTGGTGTCACGCAAGCTCAGGCGTATGCTGCTCGACCGAAACCTGCTTTGAAGGGGCATCCGTTTGCTAACAAGGTGTCCGGTGGCATGTTGACGCCAGGGCAGCTTACGCTTGTTGGGGAGACTGGTCCTGAGTTGATTGTTGGTGGGAAGGTTCATTCGGGGACGCGCACTAGTCGTATGGGCGGCGGCGCCGGCATGAACATCACAGTTAACGCGGTTGGTGCTGCGGCTGATGATCCAATGCTGCTTGCTCGTCAATTGGGTTGGCAGTTGGCTACGCGATGATCAGCACAATTACGTTCACACCGCTCGGCGGGTCGGCGGTGTCGTTGCATGCCGTTACGATTGGTTCTAAGCGTGTTGTGACGCGCGCTGAGGGGTTGCAGGGCTCGCCACCTATCCGTGAGGTTAAGACTGTTAAGGGGCAGCAGTCCGGCGCGTACATCCGATCAAAGTATGTTGACGCTCGGTACATCACTTTGGAAATGGAAGTCATTGGCACGTCGATCGAGGACTCATTCGATGAGTTCGACACGGTAGCTAAAGCACTGATGAGTAGTGTGAGTACGCCTGGCACTTTGAGATGGACTAGGGACTCAGGCGGGCAAGCGTTGCAAGTTGACTGCCAACTATCTTCCTTGGCGCCTTTGGTGCTTACGGATGGTGGGAACATGTTGTCGTCGCAGATCACGTTGGTTGCTGGTGATCCTCGCGTTTACGATCAGAGCGAGACTACGGGTACGGGCACAACGATTACGGATGCTGCGGTTGGTGGGACGGTGAGCTACACGAACGCTGGCTCGATTGGGACGCCGCCGAAGATCAGGATTTATGGCGGCATTACGAATCCGTTTGTTCGTAAGGGCACGGTTGCCGCGTCGGTTGGCGCGGGCCTTGTGTTTTCGGGGACTGTGGCGCCTGGTGATTTCTTGGAGATTGATGTGCAGGCTAGGACTGTGAAGACGAATGGCACGACGAATTCTTTGAGTTTGTTGACGGCTGCAAGCTCGGATTTCTTTGAGTTGCCTACGGGTAGTAGCACTGTGTGTATGACGGGCTCCGCGATTAGTGGTAGTCCGAGGGTTGATCTTATCTATCGCTCTGCGTGGGCGTGAGGAGCTGTTAGATGGCTGACAATGTTGCGATTACTGCTGGGTCTGGTACGTCGATTGCGACGGATCAGAACGGGTCTGATCACGTTCAGATTATGAAGGTGACGTATGGCGCTGACGGCTCGTTCACGCTTGTGTCGCCTACTAATCCGTTTCCTGTTGCGGTCACGTCTGCAATTACGACTGTCACTGATGGCCGTAAGGTTGTGACAACGGCCGGCACAAGGGTTGCTTTGGCTTCCTCGACGGCTTGCAAAGAGGTTGTCATTACGGCTGAGACTGACAACACGGGCATCGTTGCGGTTGGGGCCGCGGCAACGGTTGTGGCGACGATTGCGACGAGGACGGGTGTCCCTTTGGCTGCTGGTGATTCGATTGTGTTGCAGATAGATAACCTTGCTGACATTGGATTGGACGCAACTGTGTCTGGTGATGGCGTGACCTTCATGGCGTTCAGCTAATGGCTGGGGTTACGCGAGTACCTGCGCGACGGGTCATTGGATCGCATACCCTTACGACCGGATTCACTACTTCGGCAACGCATACGACCGCGCAGGACGAAGGCTTGACGGTAAGCGTGACGTATGGTGCGGCAAGGATTCTTCGCGTGAGTCTTTTTGTGCATCCTTACGCTTCGGGGGGCGCACAAACGGCTGTTTATACGGTTTTGCGTAATGCGACTGTTGAAATGCGCGTGCAAACGCCTGCCCTAGTGACTGGTCTTGTGACGAGTGCTTCACATTCAAGGATTTTTAACGGTCCGGCGACGGGTGCGACGGAAACTTTTAAGGTGCAGATTGCTGCGGGGACGGCTAACACTGCTGTTGATAGTGGTGGTAGCGCCAGCTTTGTTCGGCAGCTTGTAATTGAAGACCTCGGACCACAATAAGGGGGAGGCAGTATGAGTTTGCTACTGCTGCTGCAGCGTGAGTACGCTGACAGCCCGATCAGTGACGCGGCCGAGGAAGTCGCTGGGGTTGGTACCGCACCGCAGGAGTGGACGTTTATTCTTGCTGACAAGAACGGTGTGCAGCTCGACATCCTCGATCCCGCGATTACAGCTTGCGAACTGCAGTATCAGCGCTCGCAGCCAACAACATGCACGTTCACGCTGCAAGGCGAGGACGATCGCGCCTACAACATTATCTCGGCATTGACGACCACCAGGCCGCTCGCGTATGCCTACCGTGACGGCAGGCTCTACTTCGCTGGCTACCTATCAGGTGTTAAGGAAGCAGCTGATGAGGACTTGAGCATGATGGTCACGTTCACTGACGCGCTCGGCGTGCTCGCGCACAGGTTGACGGACAGTGACTTTGAGGTTTACGACGAATCAACGACAAACCTAATTGCGGGCACGTTGACATCAGGCACGAGTCTTGTTGCGCAGGCTAACGCACTAGCGGCAACAGGGTTGACGGCCACGGCTGCAACGTCAGGCTTTGATGTTGAGACATTCACAACGAGCCGTGACGTTGTGCTTGACAAGATCATGGAGCTAGTCAATCTGACTAACGGGCCTGACTTGCGGATCACGCCGGTTGCTGGCTCGAGCACGTTTGGCACGCTTGAGGTTGGCACGCTCTATCAGGGCACGACTGTGATGGCTCGCTTTGGGTACGGCTCGAGCACGGTTGGCAACTTGACTGGTTTTGATTGGGAGATCACACCGCCGGCTACGAGGGTTGTGTGTGTGGGTAATGAGGTTGAGGGCAGCAGTACGGTCAATGCGGCTGTAACAACGGCTGAAGCACGCATTGGGGTTTGGCAGGGCAGCATCAACAACAATGACCTTTACCTTGAGAACGACTGCATCGACGCGGCGAACGCTGCAACACGCCTTGACTGGCAGACAGTCGTGTCGTTTACGCCTGAGCCTGCGATCACACCGAGGCCACTTAGGGATTACACCGTTGGCGATGTTGTCAGTGTGCGTGCTAGTCGCGGCAGTTTGCTTTACAACGGGCAGCTGCGCGTCAGGTCAATCACGTTGAGCATTGATGATTCAGGGTTTGAGGTTGCGCACCGCGTTGAGTGTGAGGCCGGTGGCCCTGGTGCTTCTCAGCAGCTCATGGTGAATCAGATTGGTGCGGCTTACGACACCGTTTCGGAAGTCAATGGTTTGGCGGGGAGCTTTAGCTAATGGCTGACATTAAGAAGCGTGCTGACTTGATGCACATTCTGCCAGCGCAGGCCGCACGCATTAAAAAGATGGAACGGCAACTAGCTGTGCCGCGCACCGAGGTTTCGGTTGTTGCGACGAGCGAAACAACTACAAGCGCTACGCCGGTTGCGTTGACAACCGCTGACACGATAACGATCGTGACAACAGCGGTTTGCTTAATACACATTTACTTTGAAGTTGAGACATCGGTAACAGGCGGCAACACCGCAAGCATTTACGTGCGTGATCACGACGCGGCAAATGGTGCTGGCGTAAACACTGAGTATGCGCGAAGTGACAGTGCAACGACTGAAAACTCTACGTCAATCGGAATCCCTACGACAACAGACTCAAACCTAGTGCCTCGCGGACACTATTTGACATTTACCAACACGCGAAAATGGGATACGGCGGTTGGGCCGCACACGTTTAGCCTTCGCTATTCAACGACGGGTGGCACGGCCACGTTTTTAAACCGCAAGCTGTTTGCTTGGGTTCAACCGTTCTAAGGAGCATAATGACTGACACGACCGACAAGCGACTTGCGAAGATTGAGGCAACGCTTGAAGCCGTACTCGAACAAACGACACGCACGAACGGCACGGTCATCAAACACAGTGATCAAATCGACGCGCTTGAGTCGTGGCGCGACAAGCTCGCAGGCGCCCTCATCCCGATCAGCATTGCTTCACCAGTCGTTGCGGGACTCATCGTTTCGTACCTCTCGAAGTAGTTAGGAGCCCATCATGAGCAACAACTACCGCAAGGGGCGGCAAATACGTCGCGGGCGCTTCCGCTTCGATCAAGCCGTCGTTACTGACTGTTGGCTTTGGCTACTACTGACCGCGAGGGGTAAGGGTTGGAAGGGCGGCATCAACGGGCCACGCGGCGGTTTGCGCTCTTACGCGCAGCAGGCAGCGTTGTACGCCATGTTTCGTGCCGGCGTTGGCAATCCCGCGTTTCCACCTAACGGCCCTAGCCGCCACCTGATTAGAAACATGAAAGCCAGGGGGCATTGGAGTATGGCTGTTGACGTAAGCGAACCACAGCAACTAATCAGAATTGCTAGCAAGCTCGGTGTCGCTTTGCATACGCCTTACGCGAATGAGCCTTGGCATGTTGAAGCTAAACGTCCGTTCACGGTGCCGAAATGAGCTTTAGTACCGAGGCTTCGTTGCGATCGTGGGAACGCAAAGTGAGCTGGCGCCGCAACCGTCTTTTGGCTGCTAAGCGTGCGCATAACACGGCACGCGTTAAGAAGTGGCGTGCGAGCCTGAAGCACGCTGTTTGGATGGTCAGTGTTCGCAAAAAGCAGCTCGACACATTGCAGAAGCGTGCTTTGCGTGCTGCTGACGCGCTTGTTGGTGTGATGGAGCAGGGCGGCAATAACACGGGGCCAATGGTCAACAAGATCATTAAAGCGAACGGCGGTGACATTGGTGAACCGTGGTGCGGTGACTTCATCGCGTACTGCTACCGCCAAGCGGGTTCTAAAGCCGTTACTAGGTCTTGGGCAAGTGTCCGTGCTCTAGGTGGCGTTGGGGGCGTTAGACGCGTCACAAAGCCTTTGCCTGGTGATCTAGTTCGGTTCAACTTTGATCACGTTGGCATGTACGTCAAAGAGGCGGGCATGTTCATCGAAACAATTGAAGGCAACACAGGCGCCAGTGGTGCCGTATCAGACAGCAAAACAGGTGGGGATGGCGTGTACCGCAAACGCCGAGCAAAGAGTCTTGTCAACGACTACCTGCGCGTAACGCGCTAGGAGGATGCATGACCATTAACAAGAAGGTTCAGGGCGCAGGTATCGGCGGGGCTATCGCAACAGTCATTGTTTGGATCGCGTCTGCAGCTGGTGTTGACGTGCCCGCTGAGGTTGGCGCCGCGCTCGCAACCATTGCTGCGTTTGGTGCGGGTTTCTTGAAGGCTGAGTAACTTGACCCAAACTCGGGGGGAGTTGCAGGAGCTACTTGACACGCACGGTAGCTGGGCTGCTGCTGCGAGGGCGCTTGGTATTCCATCAAGCACGCTAAGGGCGAGGGCTGACGCAGCGAAGGTAAAGAAAGAGGCTGTTCAGCCAGTTAAGGCATCGTCAGTTGTTATTGAGGACGAAGCTGACCTTGGTGACATCCGGCGTTTGTGCGCTGACCGTGGCCTTGACGTTGACAAGGACTGGATTGTTGTCAGGTCAAGGCTCAATAATTGGGGCGGGCCTGATGGCTTGGAGAACACGCAGTTGCGCGTGGACCTCGAGCCGAGGCTGGGCATGCTTATGCCAGCGTCAAGTGATCCTGGCTGGGTTGCACCAAAGCCAAAGGCGCGGCCGGCGAACAAGGGCAACGAGCTGGTGTGCTTCCTTAGCGATCAGCACGTGCCGTTTCACGACAAGCCTTTGCATGAGGCAACCGTTGCGTGGCTAACTCATCATCAACCTGACCGCATTCTGTTGTTGGGCGATTTGCTGGACTTCGATCAAGTCAGCAGGTATGCGCGTAACGATCTGCATACCGCAACGATGCAGGACACGCTCGATCAGGGTTACGAGGTGCTGCGCGACTACAGGGCCGCGGCGCCTGACGCAGAGATCGTTTGCCTAGCCGGAAACCATGAAGAACGCCTGCGGGCGGCGATCGGTAAGCAGCTCGCGGCGATCACAAACCTTAAGCGTCCTGGTGACGATGACGGGCTGCTGAGCGTGCCGTTTCTGCTCAGGTTCGATGAGCTTGGAATCAAGTTTGTCAAGAGCGACGTTGGCGGGTATGAACACGCAGCAATCAAGGTGAGTCCTGAGCTGCAGGCCATTCATGGCTGGATTGCTAAGAAGGGCTCCGGCTCGAGTGCGCGCGCAACGCTTGATCACATGCGAGTTTCGACGATTCAGGGGCATACGCATCGTGCGTCAAGCGTGTTCTCAACTGAATGGACGATTGACAATGAGCCGCGCACACTTGTCGCATTGGAGACGGGGTGCTTGTGCGAAATCAAAGATGGTTTGTCGCACGCTCCGCGACCGGATTGGCAGCAGGGGTTTGCAACCGCTAGCGTGCGCGCGAATGGCAGGTTCTTGTGCGAACAGGCCGTGTATGTGGCGGGGGCGTTGATGTGGCGTGACTGGACCTACGAAAGGGGCGGGGCATGAGTACAGCACTACAGATGTGCCAAGAGCTTGGGCACGAAGAATCAGTAAATCCGCGGCATCGTGGGTTGTGCAGTCGTTGCGGCCGGCAGATACCGCGCGACGACATGATCCGCGATCTAGCGTGGGAACGTGAGCAAACAAGGCAGTGCGCACAGTTCGCACCATACGTTGCCCAAGACGATCCAACCGCTGACAGGCTTAGCGATTACGCTGAGACACGCGCTGGGTCTGCACCGTGGATTAACTGCAGCAAAAGGGATTGGGCGCTAGAGGGGCTAGAAGAAACCGCTGACTTGCGGATGTACACGCTTGCCGCGCTGCAGGAGCTTGAAGCAGAGGGCCGCGACGATGAAGACGTCGATCGCCTCGTCTATTTCCTCCGGCGTTCCCTTGCCGCATCCGTTGAGGCTTACGACGCGCTAAGTCAATACCGCTTTCATAGGGCTGCAGACAAGTGAGCGTGCAGTTTACGATCCTCGGCCGGCCAGTACCAAAAGGGTCAAGGGTTGCGGGCGTCACGAAAACAGGCCACAGGTTCAATCGTGAAGCAAACAGCAACTACGGCCCCTACGTGGCTGATGCGAAGAAGCAGCTGCTAGCTCAGCTCGGTAAAGCCGAAATGATCGGCGGGCCCGTCGAACTGCTAGTTGAGTTCACGTATGCGCGACCTAAGAAACCATCGCACGATTACCCAAGCCGCGGCGACCTCGACAAGCTAGTCAGAACTGTCGGTGACCTACTGCAACACGTGGGCGTAATCAAGAACGACAGTCAGATCACGCGCATCACTGCTGAGAAGCGCTTTGGGGACGTTGATCGGGTTGTAGGGGAAATTATCCCGATCGTTTAAAACTTCGCCCGCTGCCCTGGGCGAATACATAACTGCGGCATGCCCCCTAGATGCCGCGGGTTGAGCGCTTGCGCTCCGAATCGCCCCTCTGCCCTCACGGGTAGGGGGGCGTTTTGTCGTTCTTGACGCTATTTGCGGGTGTTCTGTCACGGCACGGTTTGCTTTCCATCCGAACGGCGGTTTATAACTTCGCGCATTGAAGGAATCCATCGGGGGATGGCGAAAGGGGCAGCATGAAAGCATTAGCTGGAATGAAAACGAAGGAGCTAACGGTGACATTCACTGAGCAATACTTCGAAGAGTTCAAAAAGCACTGCGACAAGCAGGGCTTGACGCCGGATCAAATGATTGGGCAGCTCATCGCGGTTGACATGAGTCCACCGAATGTTATTTGGGGCCCGTGGAAGCCCGCGGCATGAGCGACCTTATCTTTGGTGTTCTTGTTGTGTTCGCTGCCATGTTGTGTGCCTTGATTGGTGTTGGGTTGTGGCTTGCGGCAATGGTGCTCGTATGAAACCGCTTGAGGGGTATGAAGTTGATCAGCTGCAACACTTGGCGGTCGCTAAGAAGCTCGCTGAGATTGCGCAAACGATGCCAACGCATCCGTTGCATCGTGAGCTTGCGGGCAACGAAAAGCTAGTGATGAGTGCGATAACGCAAATGCTAATTGACTGTGCTGCTAACGAGGTTGACATTGCCAGGTCGATTGGGGAGGAACACAATGTTTGAGTTGATTGTTGCGATTGCGTGGTGGCCGATGCTAATTGTCGCTGCGGGACTCATCGCCGTCATTGGGTACATGATCATCGAAACAGTGATGAACAAGGTTTGGGGCAAACAACCAAAGGGGCAGAAATGGTCACGGAAGTAGAACTAAGCGAAGCAGCAGATCAAGCCCGTCGCGTGATGGAGCTTGGCGAAATGATGCTAAGGACCGCGGTTGATGAGCGGTCGCCGGCCACTGAGCGCGCTGTTGAAGTTGAGCGCTTAACGCATGTTATTAAGGCGCGGTTGCGTGAGGTTGAGCGGGTGATTTGGTGACCGACATGGCACTCGAGCTGTTCAGCACCGAGAAGATGCCAAGCACCGTTAACTTGCTGCTCTATGGGCCTGCTGGGGCGGGTAAGAGCACGGCCGCAGCGTCGGCACCTGGGCCCGTCATGTTCATCAACCTTGAAGGCCCTAACGCGTTGCACTATGCGCGCAAGTCTGCTCGAGAGGCCGGCACTGACATTCTCGAAGTCAGGGTTGATTGGGGTGAAGACCCGCGCGCGTACTTCAGGGAGTCCTTTGCCGCTGCTAAAGAGCATGGCGTGAACACAATCGTCATCGACACGCTCGGCAAGCTGCGGGATGGCATTGCGTTTCACATTGGCGGCGATCAACCAACAATCGCGCAGTGGGGTCAGGTAGGTAAGGCAATGACCACAATTCTGCGTGAGCTCCGCGACAGCGACATGAACACTGTCCTGATCTGCCACGAACGCGTGCTGGATTCTGACACGGGCGATCGCATCGTCGAACCATTGGTCGGTGGTAAGACGACAACTGAGGCGATGGCTGAGGTTGACGTGATCGCTTACTGCGGCGCCGTCAGGGATGAGAAGGGTACGCGCTACCTCGCGCAACTGATCGAAAGCAAAGGCCGACGCGCTAAGGATCGCTCAGGCGCGCTTGGTGAAATTGTTGAGCTGAATCTGTCGGACCTAATTGCAAGCTATTTGGCGAGCTTCGTTGATGACTCGCTTCCATTCGATGAAAAGGAAACCGCATGAAAATTACAGGGCTTGATCAGGTAGGGACTGAGGAAACACCGCAGACACTAATACCGCCAGGTGAATACCTGATTGGTGTTACGGCGGCTGAGGAAAAGACAAGCAAGAACGGGCATCCGCAGGTTGCGCTCGACCTAGAGATACTTGAGGGGGAACTCAAAGGCAGGGGCGTTAAGGATTGGGTGACGGTCACTGAGCGCGCTATGTGGCGCGTGAAGCAGGTACTCGTTGCGATTGGCTACCCAAACGCTGACAGTGGCGAAGTTGACCTTGAGGCGCCAAAGATGATTGGTGGCAAGGCCATCATCACGATCAAGCATGAGTTGTGGGATGACAAGGTTCGTTTGCGCATTGACCATTGGGCGCCGGCCGCACAAACGACAAGCAACGCGACAGGCATTGACGCTTCAATAACGACCGAATCTGACCTGCCGTTTTAGGATGCCTGTGTCCGAGATTGAGATTGAAGACGTGTTGGAGTTCGCGCGTGAAATGACTCGCTTTAGTGAGCGTGTTCGCAATCCCGATCCCGCAAACGAGCATTACGTGCCGTTCGTTGAGCCATTCATTCCAAACATCAAGACTGTTAGGAACGTGTGCTCAGCGCGCGGGCCCGAAGCGGCAATGGAATGGTTGCAGGTGCGGTTTGATGCGTCGAAGCGTGACATTCAGCGCGCTAAGGAACAGGACGCGTTTCGGGCTGAGCATGAACGTAAACGCAGGGAAAAGCACAGGAACGAGGAACGGATGCTCAGCGATGAGCTGGCACCTGGACGCCGAATTGATCGTGCCCTTAGTCGCTTGCAGTTGCTTAGCGAAACGCAGGCCGCGAACCTTGAGCCGCACATTAGGGGCTCGGAGCATCCGTCACGGGTGCTGAGCGATTCGCACAGTGATGAGTTTCGTAAGGCGCGCAGCTCAGCGCTTAGTTGTGCTCGTAAGCTCGAGGCCACACTAGACAGTCACAGGTACAGGTTGTTGCCACCTAAGTTGCAAGGCAGCATTGACGATCGCCTGAAGAAGCTGGCTGGGTACGCGCCTGACGTGGTTGCACGGCTTGATCCGGAACAAGGGTTGCCGCGGCAGATCATTGAGCGTCGTGAAGCGCTTGGTCTTGATCCTATTACGGGCGATCGGGTGTGAAGATCAACATGACGACGCTTACTGTTGGTGCGCCGGCCGAAACGAAGGTGCGCGAGTTGCATGCTGCGTTTAGTGATTGTCTGCCGTTGCTTGTGCATTACTTGACTGGCACTGTTGACGAGCAGCAGCATGTTGCGCAGTTGTTGAGGGATCAGTTGCGAAGCATTGAGGCCCTTAGCGGGCAGGCAAGGAGAAAACTATGAAGCGAGCGGAGCCTAAGAATGTGCCGGTTCAGTGGATGCGGCGCCGCAAAGAACTTGAGGCTGTGAATAGTGCGTTGCCGATCGCTAATGACTGCAGCGACATGTGCCGACGCCTACGCGACGAAAACAATGACCTAAAGGCTGTGCTTGCCGAGCTCTGCCGGTCGTATGAGCACCTTGAAGCGTCGAAGGCAGCGGTTGACGTCAACATTCTAATTGCAAAGAGGCGAGTATGAGTGAGCTAAGGCGATGGGCGGTTGGTTGGGATGGCACGCAACGGTCAAGCCAGGTCGATGAGCGTGGAGAGTGGGTGCTGGCCGTTGAAGCTGAGAAGTTGGAAAAGACACTGCGGCAGCTTGTCAAACTGCGTGAGAAGGTTGGGACTCAGCGCGGCTATCGCAGGGGCCTAAGAGAAGCTGGCTTACCTGACTGGCAAATTGGGAAGCTGATGGAAGGCACGGCATCGCCGCATCATCCGATTCACAAGCCGTTGCCCGAATCAACTGTTGACGCGAATCTTGAGGGCCTTCGATGAGCTTGCCTGAGCAGGTTGCCGCAATTCAAGACGGCATCGTGCCTGACGGCGACCACCTGGTGACATTGACTGAGGTTGCGGTTGTGCCTCGCAAGGCCGGTGGTTGGTGGGGGAGGTTCTTGAGTGAAACGAGCGGTGGCCGGCAGCTGCGCGAAATGCGACGGCTCGGCGCCGATCCCGACGACGCTTTCGTGCTCGATCAGGCCGCTAATCGCAAGTGGGTTGAGTGGGGGCAGCGTATGGGCGTGAATGAGACTGATGCGCGCGGCGTGTTTAACGCTTTGCATCAGCTGCAGGGGCATCGGTTTACGGCGCGGGTTACGAAGACGGCACACAACACTACCGTGCAGCACAGAGCCTTTGAGGACGTTGTGTTTGCCACGGGCGGGCAGGCGTTGACGACCGAGGGTGAGATTGTTACGAACGTCGCGCAGGATCAGTACAACCGACTGCTCGAGGGCTTGTCGGCGTCACGGCTTGCGCTCAGCGCCGTTGCGCAGGCATGCCACGACATTAGCCGCGACAAAAGCTGGACTGACCTGGGCTACGAATCACTTGCTGAGTTCTTGGCGAGCCCTGAGATCACGTTGACGCGCAGCAACTTCTTTAGGATGGCGCAGATTTGGCAGCTGTATGTGCTTGATGGTGGCGTTGATCCGCGGCAGCTAGCCGTTGCGGGCCCGTCAAAGTTTGCGATTCCTTTGCGCGCGCTTGGTGCTAACGAAGTAACGGTTGAGGAGGCACTAGCAGACGTTGAAACGCTCGGTGCGCGTGACCTGCGAGAGAAATACGAACTGCCGAAAGAAGAGTCGCAACGTTGCGACCCTCTCGACAGGCTGCTTGACGATGATGTGATTGACGCTGCGATCGCCTGCTTCGAGGGCACTACCGCGTCGGGCCGTGAGCAGTGGGCCGTGACGTTGACTGAGATCCGCGACTACATTAAGGCGAGCAATGCGTGAGCAGCAAATGAAAGCACTTGAGCAAGCTAACGTGGTGAGGTTTGCTGCCGCTGACGTGAAGCGTGAGCTGCGTGACGGACGCTTGTTGCTTGGTGATGCTTTGTGGGATGAGCGCGCGCAAAGCATTGTGCTGCGCACGTTGCTTATGACACGTGATCGTGTTGGGCCTGTGCGCGTTGATAGGCTGCTAAGGCGTCTTGAAATTAACGGTCATAAGCGCGTCAGTGACCTTACTGAGCGTCAGAAGGGTGTGGTTGCTGATGCGTCGTAAGAAAGCTGAACGTAAGGATAAGCCGGTGCAAGAACGCTGGGTCGTTTGCGATGGCCTGGACTGTAGAGTAAGCAAGTATCCGCCAGCTGTTGGGATGGTTGACGCTGACGTGCAGGGCTTTGAGTTTGCGCATGCGACAGAACTTGCCGCGCGCGTCACGGGTCAGACGCGGTGGGAGGTAGTTCGGTTGAGGGCGTGGCGGTTGGCGCGGGCTGGTGGGGTGCCTGTGTCGGCCGTCACTGCCGAACAGTTGTTGACGAGGGCTGATGAGGGGGTGTCTGATGGCGAGGCATCGTAATTGGGCTGAAGCTAGGCAAAAGGTGACGGATGCTGGCAGGTGCCGTGTGTGTCGGACTGGTTCGCCGCCGATTGATGCTGCGCATGTCATTCCGAGGTCGATGGCTCCGAATGGTGGGGAGCACGCTGACGCGATTGTTGAATTGTGTAGGGAGTGTCACAACAAGTTTGATTCCCATGAGCTCGACTTGCTCCCGTATTTGAGTCTTGCCGAGCAGCTGAGCGCCGTCACGGTTGCTGGGGGCATTGAGGCAGCGAGGCGCCAAATAACGGGAAGGCGTAATGACTGACGACGATTGGGATGAGGCCGCGTCGATTGCGGCGGCTGATGATGCTGATGAAGCGCATGAGCGTGAACTTGAACTGCAATACGAATACGACAGGGGAACTGATGATGAGTAGTGTTTTGATTGGGCAACGGGCAATGAAGGCGTTTGTGTTGGGGCTGCTTGCCGCGGCGCTAATGGCCGGTAGTGCTGACGCGAAGATGCCAGCGCATTGGCAGCTTTGGGTGAAGATGGGGCGCTGTGAGCAGCCAGGGCGCGGCGCTTGGGGTGTTCGTTGGAGTCATCCTGGGCCGACGTATCAGGGCGGCTTGGGCTTTTATCATGCGACTTGGGATGGCTTTAAGCCTCGCGGCTTTCCTAACAATGCTGGGCAGGCGACGTGGCGGCAGCAGATGCAGGTCGCAAATATCGTTGCTCGGCGCGTCGGGTATTCGGCGTGGGCTTGTTGGAGCCGTATCCGATGAACGTCGATGATGCAATTGGCACCATTATGCTTAGGGGCGATGAGTCGGAGCCCGCTGTGGTTGCTGCTCGAGCACTAATGCTTGCCCCGTTGGTTGATGACGATTTTTTGTTGTGGGCGATGACTGAGCGTGTGAAGTGGTCGCAGCGAAACGTGCGCAATGTGTCTGCGCCGTCACAAGGTGCGGCTGGCAAGAGTAAGTGGGCTGCGTTTCCTGTCGTTGCGCCGTTTGTCAACAAGTTTCTTGCTGATTGCACTGCTGATGATTTGGCAATGATTGTTGCGGAGTATGACGGTCAGATTGCGGCTAGTGCAGCGAAGCGTGATGGGTTTGTTGTGTTGTTGCGTGATCTTCAAGTTTCGGGTTGCTGCACTGTTGGTGAGTTGCGCGCCCAATCAAGCGAGGCAGCATGACCGCGACCAAATCAGGATCGAGATCCATAGATCGTGCGTCGCGGCGTGTTGCCGTTCATTTTGCCGGAAGCCAGTCTGATGTCGATGACCAACACACCAACGCTTCCGGCAACCATCTTGCTACGAGCCAATTTACGGCCGATAACCAGCGCTGTATCGCTCGTAGCAACCATCTTCCCGACGGCCACGCCTCATGCGTTTGCGATTTACCTCCCGCCGTCGGGCTCAATCTTCGCGCAGGCCACGGTGCAAGCGATAACCATAGTTGGGACGCCTGCGTGAACCATCTTGCTACGAGTCAAGGTTTGCACGATAACCAGGCCGCCAACGCTCGTAGCAACCATTTTGCCGCAAGCCAGACCGATTGCGATGACCACGGTGAAATCGCTTGCGGCAACACTTTTGATAACCAAATAAAGGGGCAGCAATGAGTGACTACAACGCAGCACAAGCAGGTTTGCAACTGTGGGCCGAGTTCGTAAACGACATTGAAGGGCTACGTATCGCGCAAGATAATCGCGTGCGTAGCTTGGAAGCAGAAGGCGTACCGATCGAAGCGTGGCAGGCGGCGGCAACGCAGCTTCAAGCGTTAGAAAAGCATGCTGTTGGGCAGCTAGAACGCGCAATGAAAACTCATCCGCTAGGTGACTTCGTAAAGCGCACTAAGGGCCTGGGCTTCAAGCAGATGGGGCGTTTGCTTGCCGCGCTCGGTGACCCGATTTACAACGAGGCTGAGGAGCGTTATCGACGTGGGCCTGCTGAGCTGTGGAAGTACTGCGGCCTTGCGCCAGATCAACGTAAGCAAAGGGGTGAGCGGGCAGCTTGGAATCACGACGCGAAAATGCGTGCCTGGCTGATTACCGAGAGCTGCGTCAAGGCTGTTGCAACCGATTTGCATGACGCGAGCCCGTACAGGGTGTTGTACGACGAGTGCCGTGCGCAGTATGCCGATCGTGTGCATGTTGTTGATTGCAAGCGTTGCGGGCCGTCAGGTAAGCCGGCGCTTGCTGGGTCGCGGTTAAGTGATGGGCATAAGCACGCGATGGCTAAGCGCAGGATGATGAAGGAGTTGTTGAAGGACCTTTACAACGAGCGAAAGTTGCAGGTTGTTGGTGATCAGGGCAACTTTGTTGTTGCTATGCCGGCTGCGTCTTTGATGGCTACGCAATGAGCCGTATTCAGCAGCGTAGGTGCGGGCTCGAGGCGCTATGCGGCTACGACGAAGTATTTGATGAGCACGGCTTCTATCTGCAGGTGTGGCCGATCGGTCATGCGGGCTTGAACGTCATTGACATTGGGTACGCAAAGCCGGTGAGCATGCCGCAGTTGTGTGCAACGGCGCCGGACGTGATCGTCGGCTTGTTCCTTATGAGCCCTGTTATTGACTTGATGCGTGAGCATGAGCGCGAGCGTGATCGTGTTAGTGAGGTTGACTGGCGTGAGGGCATGCCATCGGGGTTGTGGGGATGAAGCGTTACCGATCAACAACGCGCGGTGGGTTTGACGAGAATCCCGAGGGCGCTTGGGTTCGTTACGAGGACGTGAAGCGCATGCGCGAAAGCATGATGACGTTTGCTGAGTTTCAACAGGAGCTTGGTGACGCTCGAGGTTTCAGGCGCGGGTTGCATCGCATTGGTTGCACACCTGGCACTGTTGAGTTGCTGGTCAGGCAGGACAGGGCATGAGTTGGGCTGGTTGGCCGCATGGGCCTGCAACTGGAAAGCAAGAATGGTTGTTGCGTAAGTTGAAGCTTGAAGTGTTGAATGAGCAGTTGCCGGATGATCATGGGTTGAGTGAGTCGCAAGCGTCGGCTGAGATAACTCGGTTGAAGTGGTTGAAGAAGCATCAGGACGCGGCATGAAGGACTACTGCCCTACGTGCCGTGAGCGCACTGGCCTTACTGAGCGTGGTGTGTGCGAGTGGTGCGACACACCGTTGACTGTGAAGCGTGGTGGTGGTCGAGCACCTGGTGTTGGTTGCAAACTCACTGACACGCAGTTGAGGGCGTTGCATGCCGCTCACATGCGAGGGCAGAGCATCAATGAGCTTGCTAAGAGCGTTTACGTTCGGGTTGGGTATTCGTCGCAGTCGTCTTGCGCGTCGTCAATAAGTAATGCGTGGCAGCGTCTTGGGTTGCAGGCGCGTGACCGTATTGAAATGACGGTGCTGAAGTCTTACAAGCATGGGCGTGGTGGCCGCCAGCAGCAGCGTGACGGTGGGCCCGAGTACGCGAAGTACAGGCGTGAAACGCGACGTAAGAGCGGTGAGGTTCACGGCCGGCGTTGTGACGCGCTTAGGACGCAGTACCCACGTAAGGGGCAGCCGTGCTCGTTGAGTGCGTTGAATGACAGTGAGTTTTGTTATCAGCATGATCCACGCTTTGAGGCTGAACGTAACGCGCACCTTGAGCGCATGAGGGCCGCAGCGTGACCGATCCGTTTCCTACCGATCGACGCGCTGCCATGACAATTGATCAGCGCTTACGTGACGCTGACATCACACCAACGACTGATGCGGTCAAAGCATTCAGGCTTGGGTTTCAAGCTGGGCGTGTGAGCGTCGTTAGCGACCGTGGGAAGTACGCAACGATCATTGATGCCGCCACCACCAGGGTGAAGCCATGACTGACGTTGACCGTAAGCACGTGCGCGCCGTCATGACCCGCATGCTTAGGCGTCAACCACTGACGCTCGAGCAGCTGCAGGACGAGCTTGCGCACGTCGCGCCAGCGAACATCATTGCTCAGCAAATGCAGCAGCTTGTAAAGGCTGACGTGATTGTTGGTGTTGGGGGAAGTAACTACCGCGGCGGGCAGCCCGCAACATACGAAACTTGGAGCAACGTGATTGCACGGTTGAAAGATCAGCCTGCACCGTCGCCCCGTAGGTGCCACACCGTCAGGAATCCGCGGCGCGTGGCATAAGCCAGGCTTACGCCTGCCGGCGCTGACCAATGATGCC